GGCGCGGCGCCCGGCTGGGGTGCGACCACGCCTGCAACCCCCGCCGGCAGTGGCCCGACCGCGGCGAACCAGGCCTGGGCGCAAGCGACGGCAAGTCCTGGCACGACGGCGACGGCGACGACAGCAAATGCCACGGCAACGGTGCGGACGGGTGGCGGTGGTGGTGCGACGGGAGGTGGAGCGGGTGGCACTGGTGGTGGTGGCGGGACTGGCGGCGGTGGGCCTGCAACTCCTGGCGGCGCTGGCGCTGGTGGTAGCGGTAAAGGCTGGGGTTATCGTTCAGCAACGCCGAGCAGCACGTACAAGGCGACCACGGCTGCGCCGCTGACGAAACGGCAGAGCGTCGAGCGGCTGCGACAGCGCTTCGTCCGTGCCTGGACCGATCGCGACGTGGCGCTGAGCAAGATTCAGCAGGCTTACGCCGAGGACCGCGGCCTGAATCCGACCCAGCTCGCGGACGCCGAGCGGGTCTACGAGCTGAACCGCGTCCAGCCCGGCGCCGCGGCGGCGCTGAAGGTGGAGAACCGCCTCAAGCCGGCCATCCAGGCGGTGGGCGAAGAGAACTACGAAGCGCTGCGCGACTACATGCTCTACCGCAGCAATATCGACGTGGCGACGGCGCTGGGCAACGACGCGCGCAAATTCAGCGGCGGCCTGACCAAGGCCGAGAGCGAGCTGCGGCTGAAGGACCTGGAGAAGCAACTCGGGCCGGATCGGTTGAAGATCGTCAAGGACGCGGCCGACGAGGTCTATCGCTTCTCCGACGACACCCTGGACATGCTCGAACAGTCCGGGGTGGTCTCGGCCAAGGATGCCGCGGCGATGCGGGCCAAGTATCCGGACTTCATCAAGACGTACATCCTCGATCACATGGATCAGCGCGAGGGCGGGGCACCGTCCGGGTCGGGTATCGGCCTGAGCACCAACGACGTGCACGCCTACACCAAGGGCGGTACCGAGAAGGGCCGCCTCGATCCAGTCGAGTCGATGGTCCTGTACGCCCACCAGGCCGAGCGGATGGCAACCAAGAACGATGCGTTCAACGCGCTGCTGAAACTCGATCAGGCCAGTGCCAGCCCGCAGTTGAAAAAGGTGGCCCAGGACTATCACCCCAGCGGCGACGAGGTCTCGGTCCAGGGCTACGTCAACGGCGACAAGGTCAAGTACGTCACCAGCAATCAGATGCTGGGCGAGGCAATCAACGGCCATGAGATGAATTTCGGGCCGGACTGGGCGCACTCCTGGTCGAATGTCTTTCGCCAGGTTGCGACCTCGCGTAACCCGCTGTTCCTGGCGGGCAACGCGGCCCTGGATATTCCGGAGTACATCCTCCGCTCCAGCGTTCGCGAGGGCGGGCCGATGGCCCTGCCGCGGATTCTGAAGGCGCTGGGCGAGGGTTACCTCGATGCCTTCGCCGGGTTCAATCTGGAGAAGATCGCCCGCGGCGAGATGGGGCCGGACAGCCAGCGCTTTATCGAGCGCGGCGGTGGTCAGTCGGGCGCGTTCACCCAGGGGGCGAAGGGTGCCCGCGAGTCGCTGGAAGGGTTGAAGCAGTCCAACATCTTCAACGTCAACAGTGCCGACGATGCCAAGAAGCTGATTCGCCAGCTCGTCACGTTGAAGGGCGTCGAGGCGCTGGGCGAGCGGATCGAGATGGGGCCGCGCGTGGCGGCGATGAAGCTGGCGGAACGGCGCGGCGAGACGCCGTTGCAGGCGATGATCGAGGGCCGCACGGTGACGATGGACTTCGCCCAGGGCGGGCAGATCGCCAAGATGGTCAACGGTTTCGTGCCGTTCTTCAACGTCGGTATCCAGGGGCCAGCTCAGGTCGCGCGGTCGTTCAAGGAGAACCCCCAGGCCTGGACGAAGACGGTCACGGCAATGATCGCCACGCCGACCCTGGCGGCCGAGGCGTGGAACCGTTCCGACGAGCAGCGGGCCAGGGACTACGCCGATGTGCCGCAGTACATCAAGGACCAGGGCGTGGTGATCATGATGCCCGGCGAGGCGCCGGTCGATGACGAAGGTAATCGGCGCCCGCAATACGCCTTCATCAATATGCGTAACTGGGCGCCGATCTCGACAATGGCGCGCGAGGCCGGCGCGCGGATCGCGGGCGACAACACGCGGACGTGGCAGGAGGTCGCCGGCAGTCTGTACGCCGGCGCGACGCCGTTCAAGGCCAACAACATTGCCGACCTGTCCAGCTCGTTCGCCGCGCCGATTCCGGGCGCCAGCGCGGCGACGCAGCTCAGCATCAATCATGACATTTTCCGCAACCGCGCCATCGTCAGCGAGCGCAACGACAAGAACGCCAGCGCCATCTCGAAGATGCTGACGCCGGCGCTCCAGGCTGGGGTGGACGCGATCGCCCCCGGGCGGGCGACGGTTCGTCCGTCCGCGATCGACTTCACCATCCAGGACACGCTGGCCGGCGTCGGCAGCTCGATCATGGGTGGTAGTGACGTGCTGGAGGGCGCGCTGACGGGCAAGCCGCGTGAGAACCGGACCAACGACATCGGCGGCGAGCCGCTGATCGGTGGTCTGGCCGGGCGCTTCGTCAAGGGTCAGACGGGCGAGCTGGCCAACCGTGCCCAGGAAGAACGGCTCGATCCGACGACGATGAAGATTCTGCGCGACAGCGGCATCAGTACCTACACCCCGGGCGCGGTGCGCGGGACGTTCCAATCGGTGCCGCTGAATCGGGCCGAGCAGACTGACTTTCAGACGCGCTCGAACGAGCTGGTCCGCGAATACCTGGAGCGGACCTCGAAAACCCGCGGTTGGGAGCAGGGCACACCGGAGCAGCGCCAGGATCTGGCCGAGAAAACGATCCAGCAGGCGCATGAGCGGGCGGGCACCGAAGTGCTCAAGACGATCCCGGTCGAAGAACGCAAGCGACGCATCAGAACCCAGTCCGCGGGACAGGCCGCATAAGGAGGCGACATGGCACAGGGCAATTCGCTGGCCGGGGCCTGGGGCACGTCAACCCAGCCGAAGCCGAACAGCATTCGCTGGCAGCCTGATTCGTCGCTGCCGACCGGCGGGTATTTCGTCAACATCGAGACCGGGCAGCCACTGACGCCCGGGGTTGGCACGCCGATTCCACCGAACTCGGTCTACGATCCGGCTACTGGACGATTTGGCGCGGCGGCGGGGGCTCCGGCGGCTGCCGCGACGACAGCTCCAGCGACGACTACGCCCGCGCCCGGGCCGAACGATGCTTTGCTAGCTCAGTGGATTGCCAAGCACGGTGCGCTTCAGGGCGGGCCGTTCGTCACCAATCCCAAGATCAAGAATTCCAGCGGGGTCCCGGGCGAAGACACCGAGATCGACAATCCGGACCCGACACATCGCTACACCTTCGCGGATGGCTCCACCCTGGAGGTGACCAAGTCGGGCGGCGTGGTCAAGGCGAGTGAGGTCAAGAAGACCGCCGATGACGGCCCCGGGCGGGTGGTCGGCGGCATTCTGTACGAGCCTGATCCGGATAATCCGGGTGGGCCGTGGATCGCCAAGACGCCGACTACCGGCCCCGAGACGCCGGGTCAGGCAGCTACCGCCGAGGGGACCAAGCTCGACAATCAGCTCAAGCAGGCGCTGATCAACCAGCGGGCGCGCAACGAGGCCGCGGGCAAGGGCTACGCGACCGATGACGAGCTGCGTATCTGGGCCGATGCGGCGCAGAAGGCCGGGCTGAGCGCTGACTCGACGGCGGCCCAGGTCGCCCGGCTGGCGAACCAGAACAAGAACGACGACATCAAGATGGTCAACGACACCAAGACCACCAATGCGGGTGTCGGACTGACCAACGCCACGACCGCGCGGGTGGGCGCCGAAACGACCCAGATCGGCGCTGCGACGGACAAGACGCGGGCCGAGATCGAGGCGCTGGGCCAGAAGACGCCGGCCGATGTCGATTACACCAAGGCCCAGACGGCCAAGACGCTGGCTGAGCTGAACAACCCGCAGGCCGCCGCGGTTGATACGACCGCGGAATTCACCGCCACGCGCAACCCGCAGACGGGTCAGATCACCTATTCGCGCAACGAGAACTACCAGCCCAAGGATGTCGCGGGTCAGATTGTCAACCTCCAGAACCAGGCCCAGCGCAAGCGCGATGAGCTGAACCAGCAGCTCGTCGCCGGCAAGCTGACCGGCGAGCAGGCGACCACCCTGTTCAACTCCTGGTGGGACCAGACTGTCGAGCCGCGGCGAGCGGGCATTCAGCAGGCCCAGGACCAGGTCCGCTTCGAGAATCAGATCAAGGCCAGTGGCGAGCAACGGGCGGCGTATCAGGCCGCCAACCTGGCCGGCGGCCAGGCGATCGACGCCTATCAGGCGCAGGCCAAGAATCGCGTTGGCCCGGGCTACGCCGGCGCGATGCAGAGCATCCTCGATGCCTACAAGAACGGCACGACGGTCGGGCCGATCGACGCCAAGGGGCTTGTCTGGGAAGCGCCGGACATGGCCCAGCTCGCCCAGAAGGCGACGCAGGATGCGCTGAAGACGATCTCTCCTTTTGCCGCCGCGCAGACGGGTAATCCAGGTGGCGGTGGCTTGCAGGTGCCGGGCGGGATGGACTTGAGTAGCGGGCTCGATCGAACCCGGTACGGTTTCGGGGGTGGCCCAACCGGGGTTCCCGTAGCGGCCGGTGGTGGCGGCGCAACCCCGCCAGTGGTGGCAGGTGGCGGTGGGGGCGTTGTGACCGCGGCTGCCCCCGCCGCCGCTGCGGCAGCCGCAGCTACGCCCGACTGGTACACCGAGTGGCGCAAGCGCCAGGACGCCGACGTGGCCCTGCAACGGCAGCAGGCCGGTATTGGTAACTACGTTTTCGGCGGGTAACAGCGTGTTGCATTCCAGGTGGAGGTGATTCACAATGACCGACGAACCACAAACGAGTCTTTCGACGGGCTCCACCCCCAGTGATGCAGCGGCAGCCGCGGGGTCTTCGGAGTCGCCCGCGAGTGAATCTTCAACCGCAACCCCGAGCTGGCTGGATCGCCTGCTGGGGCGGCGACCGGAGAAGGCACCGGGTGACGAGGCGGAGGCCAACGGCGAGCCAGGCGCGTCACCGAAGCTGGAGATTACCGAGGAAGAACTCCAGCGTCGCGTCCAGGCGGAAACAGATCGGCGTGAAGAAAAGCGCCGACAGGAAGCCGCGCGTGAGCAGCGACGCCGACTGCGGGACGAGGACCCCTGGGAATACACCAGGTTGGAGCGCGAAGCCGAACAGGTGGCTGCGGCCGAGAACGGGTTCGTCTCCCAGCTCCAGCAGATCGGCAGCATTCACGATCGGGCGACCCTCGATCCGCTCCTGGAAATGATTCCCGAGGCCGACCGCGAGCGCATTCTCAAGATGGAGAAGGCGGGCGTCGGGCTCGAAGGGCGAACCCTCATCGTCAAAGAGGCGCTGAAGGCGCTCGAAAAGCAGTGGAAGAACAACGGCAGCACGGAGGCCGAGCGCAAGCTCCGCACCAATGCGGCCTTTCGGAAACAGGTTCTCGCGGAGATGCGGGGACAGCGGACCAGCGAACCCGACCTGCTGCCGGCCAGCTCCGGCGAGGGTGGCGATCGCTCCCTGTCACGCCTGCTCCGCGACTATTACTCCGGCTAGTCAGGCGGGTCCCCGCCGCTAGCGCGGTAGGGACAGACGATGCCATACAACTCGATCGCCACCCGCGCCACGCCAGGCGGCGGGCCGCTTATCCCCGAGGAATACCAGCGTCAGATCGTGCAGTCGATCGTGGAGAAGTCCGCGGCGCTGCAACTGTTCAAGCACATCAAGATGTCGCGGGCGCAGCAGCGCATTCCGGTCCTCAGCCAACTCCCCCTGGCTTACTGGATCGGTGGCGCGTCACTGGACGCCCGCGACATCGGCCTGAAGCAAACCACGTCGATCGCGTGGGACAACGTGTTCATCAACGCTGAAGAGATCGCAGTTATCGTGCCGATTTCGAAAAATCTGCTCGATGACCTCGACTACGATTTCTGGAGCGAGATCAAGCCCCGCGTCACGGAAGCGTTTGGCGTGGCGTTGGACGAAGCGATTTTTTTCGGGACCAATGCGCCGACAACGTTCCCGCCGTCGATCGTCGCCGCGGCTGCCGCGGCAGGTAACGAGGTCCTGGCCGGCGCCAGCACGATCGATTTCCTGGACGACATCAACACCGCGATGGCGACCGTCGAGAGCGATGGTTTCGATGTCAACGGCTTCTGGGCGAGGAAGCAGGTCAAAGCCAAACTCAGGGGTTTGCGCGACACGACCAAGGGGTTGCTCTACTACCCCGACACGGCACCGACCGGGGAGGCAAATGTTGGCTCCCTGTACGGCGAGAAGATCATCTTCTCGAACGCCGGGCTCGGCGGCATGGCTACTGGCGCGGCGTTCACCTCGATGATCGGTGGCGACTGGGACCAGGGCCTCCTGGCGATCCGCGACGACATCAGCATGCAGATGTTTGACACGGGCGTGATCTCGGACGCGGCTGGCTTGACCGTCTACAACTTGCTCCAGCAGGACATGGTGGCGCTCCGCGTCACGGCCAGGTTCGGCTTTGCGGTCCCCAATCCGCTGACGCGCCAGAATCAGACCAAGGCCACCCGCTATCCGTTCTTCCATCTGAAGCAGAAGGCCACCACCGGTGGTGAAGGCTGATGACTACCCAACCAGTTCAGCCGCGGGTTCCTGATCCGGAGAAAGACCTGCCGGACTTCGACCCGCGGCAGCCGAACGTGCCCAGTGACGATCCGAACCAGGTGCCGGACGAGCCCGAGCCCGAGCCGGAAGATGCCAAGCAAAAGTGAGAAGCAGCGCAAGTTCTTCGGCGCCGAGCTGGGCCGCAAGCGCGAGGGTCAGAAAACCGAAACGGGCCTGAGCGAGAAGAAGCTCGAAGACTTTGCCCGCAAGCCCAGGAAAGGGAAGAAGTGATGCCCAGAGTGCGCTTCCTGGCGCCCTCGTCAGACCCGCGTCCGGAGAAGGCCGGCACCGTCTACGGGGCCGGCCACGAGACGGATTACGACACGGACGACTACGACTACATCAAAACCCTGTGGCTGGAGGGCAAGGTCGAACTACTCGACGGCGTGCCCATTGCGTCGCCTGAGGGCCAGACCAGGACCACGCCGGCCAAAGAGGAGCCGAAGAAATGAAGGTAGTCCTGCTCGCCCCGCACACGATTGGTGATCAACCGTATGCGGCCGGCGCCGAGATCGACGTGGACGACGAGACGGCAATGGAGCTGCGCGCGGCCGGCAAGGCTGGCCTGCCCTATGACGCCAAGGCTCAGGAGCGCGGCGAGTACAGCGCCCGCACCGGGCGGCAGGGTGATCCGGCGCCGCATGCGCCGCAGGCGCCCGAACCGCTCAATGCCCCGGAGCGCAAGAAGCAGTGACCACGCTGGCCGACGTGGAGCGGGCTGTCGCGCGCCGCGTCGGCCCGTATTTCGCCGCGGTCCACGACGCCTCGCGGGGTGGCACCGCCCGCGCGGCGTACTTCCCCGAGCTGCAATCGGGCGTGTCGATGGGCGAGCCAGAGAACCTGTGGCTACTGCGCCGCGGGGTCAAGCAGGACGACACGCCGATCGTCGTCGGGCCACAGGACCGGCAGCGCCTGGTGCAGGCCTACGACTCGAACGCGGGCACGATCATTGTCGAGCGGAACTGGCAGCAGCCGACCCAGCCCGGCGAGGTGTGCGAGTTCCATCATCTCAATCCCATGACCGAGCTCCGGCCGGCAGTGCAGGCCGGGCTACGGCGCTGCTTCGCGCTTGACCAGGTGGTGCTGGCGGGTAACGAGGGCGAGATGGACGTGACCGCCCAGGCACCGTGGATCACCGGGCCACGTCAGATTCAGGCCCTGTTCTATACCTATCCACTTGGCTCGACGGCCTACACCAATATCCCCTTCAAGGCCTACAGCCGCAGTGGCCACGTCATCATCAGCGCTGGTGGCTACCTGCTGAACGGCGCGGTGATCACCGCCCGGCGGCCCGCGGACACGTTCGTCAACGGCGTCACCGGCACGCCGACGCAGGACAGTGACGAGCTGGCGGTCGACCTGGACTACGGCGCCGCGGCCGGGCACATCGAGGCCTGGCACACCATCCCCGAGCGACTGTTCACCGCGGCAGCGGGCGGGCGGCAGGCAACCCAGCAGATGGCCGCGGTGGAGATGACCCGGCAGACCCAGATATGGATGCCGTACAGCCCGGGCTCGTTCGGCTTCGATGTTCCGTTCAGCCTGGGAGGCCTGTCGAGTGTCGCTCGATAGCCTGGTGACGGCGCCGACCGCCAACGTCAACCCGGTGCCGCCGCTGCACTCGTCGGGCATCCCTGGCCCACCTGGGCCGCAGGGGCCACCGGGCGCAGATTCGACCGTGCCCGGGCCACCTGGACCGCAGGGGCCGCCCGGGCCGCAGGGACCAGAGGGCGATGCTTCGACGGTGCCGGGGCCACCCGGCGCGACCGGTGGGCAGGGACCGATGGGGCCGACCGGGCCGACCGGTCCGGCGTCAACCGTGCCTGGGCCAGCGGGGCCGACCGGCCCGACAGGCAGTACCGGGCCGCAGGGGCCAGCCGGAGCAACTGGGCCGGCGGGGCCGACAGGTCCAGCCTCAACCGTCCCGGGTCCGCAAGGCCCAGTTGGTCCAGCCGGGACGACTGGCGCGACGGGGCCGCCCGGGGCTGACTCGACGGTCCCTGGCCCACCCGGTCAGGGCGTGCCGACCGGCGGGACCGCGGGGCAGCTCCTGGCCAAGAACAGCAGCACGAACTACGACACCGCGTGGATACCGCCACCCAGCGGCGGTGGCGGCCTGACCCTGCCCCTGGGTCAGGCACTCACCTTTGCCCCGGACAACACCTACGACGTGGGTGCGGCTGCGGCGAACCGACCGCGGACGGTTTATGCCGCGACCTCCTTCATCGGCCCCGGGGCAGTTCCGACCGGCGGCGCGAGCGGCGACATGCTGGTCAAGAGCAGCGCCTCGAACTATGCCCTGAGCTGGGTGGCACCGTTCACCCAGACGCTGGCCGACGCGCGCTACCTCACCCCGGCTACGGCAGCGTCCACGTACGTCCCGCTGGCTGGTGGCAGCGTGATGACCGGCCTGCTCGGCCCGACCACCACGAACACCCGCGACCTGGGGACGACGACGCTGCGCTGGCGCAAGCTGTGGACCGTGGACATCGAGTCCACCAACGTGCCCACGGTCAACGGGGTGTCGCTCGATACGCGCTATGCCCTGGCGGGGAGCGGAATCACCCTGCCGCTCGGGCAGAACCTGACGTTCAGCCCAGACAACACCTACGACATTGGTGCCGCCGGGGCGACCCGCCCGTACCGGGCCTACATTGGCGGGTCGGTGATCACGCCATCGGTTGACACCCAGAACGCCGGCCCGACGACCAACAACGGGCTGGTGCTGCGGTCGAACAACACTGCGCGCTGGATCGTGCTCAGTACCGGCGAGTTCGTCGCCAACGCCGATAACACGTACGACATCGGGGCCAGCGGAGCGCAGCGGCCCAGGACGATCTACGTCGGCACCACGTTGTTCGCCGGGGTCAACGTGTCAACGCCAGCGGTTGAGTCAACGAGCGGGCTGCGGGTGAACGGAACCTCGCTCAGCTTCCAGATCAGCGGCGTAAACAAGTGGACCGTAAGCTCAGCCGGACACCTGCTGGCAGCCACAGACAACACGCTGGACATCGGCGCGTCCGGCGCGACCCGGCCGCGCTACGTCTATGCCGGTACCGGGGTCATCACGCCCGTGGTGGCGACCGCGCTGGTGCAGTCAGGCTCAGCGTTGCAGTTCTACGCGAACAACGCTGCCAAGTGGCGCATCCACACGACCGGGGATCTGTGGGCAGAGACTGATAACGCCTTCGACATTGGGGCCAGCGGCGGCAGTCGTCCACGCGATGTGTACCTGGGTCGTGATCTGACGATTGGCGGAACGACCTATATCGGCCCCAGCGGAACGACGCTTGCCCCGCGCATCCGGGTTATGCCGAATCACAGCCATGGCTTGCTAGTGGAAGCCCCGAACATGTACGCGATGCTGTGTAGCGGCGCGATGGGCGCGATGACCTGCAACGCCTATCACGATGGCTCAGTCTGGAACCGCTATAGCGTGGGTCAGTCGGCGGGCTATATCTGGGTGACGGGGGGCGGGATGGGCTTTCAGCTTGCCCCGGCCGGAGCCAATCCGATTACGTGGACCGACATGTTCAATGTCAGTTCGAATGGCGATGCCCGCGTCAAAAACTGCCTGTTCGTGGACTACAACACGATCTGGCTTTACAACGACGGCAACCGGAAGTTCTACGCCAACGGGCCAGGCATTTCCTATGGCTGTG